TTATGATCCAGTCACAGTCATCAAGTAGCATTGAGGTCATGTAAGGATCAGGGAGTATAGAGTAAATAGACTCATGATTAAGTTTAATGTCCCCGAATAAAGGATCATAGTCGTAGCACATCTCAGAAGCAAGCCAACCTATTCCGGTATCGATGGTATCATCAAACGCTAAACTCCGAGCCATTTTATACTCACCATTCGAGAATAGCCATTTGTGGACTTTGGTGTAAACGTCTGCGCCTTCACTGTCAGAACCTTCTATAGGATAAGCCACCAAGTCCATAGGATTTTGTCTCTGTTGAGCAGAGATCATCCTACAGCCTTTCCCAACAATGTTGATGTTAAGAATAGCTCTTCCTTTTTTATTAAGTTTTTCCTTGTCTTTTTCTTCGTATTGGTCACCGAGTACGATCTTCTGGTCTCTTTCGGCATTTATAAGAAAAGGATTAAACTTATTATAGGATTCTTTTCTGGCTTCCTGAATTTCTTTGAGTGCGACTTCCATTTACCACTCCGTAGCGTAATTTTCGAAACAACCCATTTTATTAGTAATAGATTGATTATCACCTGCCGTTACTATTCTTGTTGCGAACCAATCTTCTTCTGCATTAGAAGCATTATGGTTTACATGTTTATAAATATAAGTAGTATCTCCACTTACTATCATTTCCGTTCTTCCAAAAGATATTCCTTGTATCATATTTAACTCCTGTATATTTTCATTAAATATTAAAACTACATCATTAGTGTTTAAATCTAAACATATTTTTAAAGTTCCTAAATCTATTAAAACTATAAATATTTCACTATTTATAATAATTATATTACTACCATTAGGATATTCATAAGATCCTATTGCTCCATTTATCTCTCTATTTTCGCCATCAAGATCATAAGTTAATTTTTGATATAATACCTTTCCAATCAATGGACTGTCAGCTTGTAAATTATAATCACCATCTCCGCCACCTGAACCACCACTGGATTGATCGTCTACGAATTTTGGATCAGCATCAGAAAATATAGAATTTAATCCAATAAATTCAGGAGTTCCTGGGGTAAGAAAAATTTTATCCCTATGATAATTTCCACTCAACCCGCAACCATGGACTAAGGAATGATTTCCAATCCTATACCCATTAGCCAATCCTCCGTGAGTATGAACATCAGTTACAATATTTAAAGCTTCTATAAAATTATTTTTTACACTCCATCCTCTTCTATATGCTGGTGGCGTGACATCATTTAAAGTTGTATCGTTATAAGCAATGTTTGATTTTTGCCCGGATACTGTGTTACCTTCCATAATTACATTATCAATATTATATTGACCAGTCCCGTCTGCACATACCCACAGCAAGCCTATACTACCTAAAACAGGTTTTTCTAAGCTGTTATTCATTATAACTTGCCCTATTGCATTATTTCCGGCAGAATCTATTTGTAAATATACACTTGGATTAAAGTCAACGGTTACAGTCATTTTATTATAATTTATTATGCACCCCTGTAATGCGCCCACACCGCCATGATAATCTTGAAATGATAAATTTCCTGAAGTTTGAAGATTCCCAATAGCTACATGAGCAGCACAATACTTTTGTATTGTATCAATTGTATTGCCTCTAACAAAAGAATAGGTATGTTCTCCTGATGTATAAGGTATTACCCCTTGTGTTAGGAAAGATATTTTATTAGCAGTAAAATATTGAATCCCTGATGGAGCATAATAGTGCGTACTTCCTGTGGAAATAAAATCTAATTTATGAAACCATATTAATGTATATGTATATCCGGTATTATTTGATAATAAAGCAGTCGTGTTTATAGTAACATTATTAAGCATTAAATATGTTCCAATATTCCTACTGCCAGATTGAGAATTAAAAACAACATTACTTCTTTCTACTCCCGGGAAAGGAGTAATTTGAATATATGTTGTACTTACGGCTGCTGTTATTGCAGCACCTCCAAGAAAAGCATAATTCCCAGCTTTAAGATAAATAATACCCCCACCATATTCATTTCTTGAATAATTAGCATTATTATAAGTTCTTATCGCTAATGCAGCTCCGCCTATTGTAAGAAATGAATTTGGAGGAGAAGACGGATTAAACAATTCTAAACTTGTTACTGCACCTGTTTCATCATTGCCGGAAACAGAATCCACTACGGCAACTGCTGTACCATAAGTATGAGACTTGTCACATATTACTATTTGCGGGCAAGGCCAGCTTGTAGGCATTGATTTACCAGTAGCAGAAGAATCCATTACGGTTGTAGCATCGCCAACATTTGGATAAGCTATGAAGTTTAATGTTACATTTTCACCCTGAGTAAATCCTGCTATTGGGATTAATCCAATAAATTCAGCTATTGGTAAAGCATCATTATATGTAGATTGGCTTATTGATTCCGAAGTTAAATAAATAGTTTCAACATGCGCTGAACTTACTCCGGTGGCAGTTACTTTTATGCATGGAACTTTTCCGTCACGATGATACGCTATTAACCTTACTTCAAAATTACCACTTGTATTATTCTCCCCGGTTAATTCATTAAAACCCATTCTTCTCCCATGCAAAGGGATAGACCAATTTGCTATTGTCGGGAAATACCCTTGAGTAGAGTTATTTGTAACAACAAGATCATTCGCAGCGGAATTAGATGTTCCACCCTGAGTATAAAATCCACCAGCAATATCGACAGTTATTGAAGTATCATTAGGATAAATCCATTCCGATAATGCTACTCTTATAATAACATCAGAGCCATCGACAGTTTCATCCATAACGGCCTGATCTGGATAGGCTTTTCTTTTAGCCTTCGTCCCATAGATAGTTCTACTTTTTGTTGTTGGAGTCCCAACTGAATTAAATGTTTCACTTATAAGTGTAAACACTACATTAGCATCATCTGGATTAAGGTCTGTCCCGTATCCAAAATTATAAGTTCCGCCAGTTGAAAGCCCTTCAACCTCTATATCAGCATACCATCCAGTTGATTCAATACTGCAAGATTTTATATCACCTATAGCCATTTATCACCTTATCAATATATTACGATAATACGATATATTAGTCAAGTATAAAACTAATCCCCAAGCCATGTTCCCTCATTTTTATCACTTTCAAAGTCACTATGGAGTTTATATTCTTTTTTTTCTTCCGTCTTAGTAGGTTTAACTATAAGTACATCAGGATCGTGAATTCTTGCAAGACAGTCGAGCATGTCCATGTAAGTTATGTTCGGGAAATGTACAAATTCTTCTTCAAGAAATTCTTTAATTAAGTCACGGTTTTTACCTTCAACGTCCTTAATCCAGAATTCTTTAGGGAAATACCATTCCCCTCTCTGAAATCCCGATATAAGCATCTTAATTCTGTCTTTCTTACTTACGCTTCCTCCGAGTGGAGTAAGGTCTCTAAAGTAAGTCTTTGTATCAATCTTCCTCTGTTGGATATAGTTAAGATCAGCTTGCATTGAGTATTTTTCATACCCTATTTGCTGTACATCCGGGTATCTCGATACCATAGAACTAAGTCTTTGCCACTTCTCCTCGGAGTTTAAACGCTCTCTAATTACATCCAGAACGTGCTTTCCTCCCCAAGCGTCCACTCCTATAGCCCACATGACTGTATAAGACGAATGGTTCTTCTTTTCTCCTGCAGGGTCTACGAATATGTAGACATTAAGCTGACTTGCATCAGGTCGGTCTTCCCACTTAATGTCTTTCATGTCGAACTTCTGTTGGTCTTCGGAAACAGGAGCAAGACTTATCTGGCAAGAAAAAACGTAAGTTCCCATAAGACGCTTTTTCTTTGCAAGTTGTTCTTCTGTCCACATTGTAGGAATTTTATCACCTGGATAAAATCTTAATTTATATTCCCCTGATTTTATCATGTCGGAATACTCGTCATTATAATCATAACGAGTCCCAATTACCATCATCTCCCCGCCTTCAGTTACTCCAAGATTATGACTATTTGCGAATCCCGTTTTAGTTTTAAGTATTTGCTCAGCGGTAGTTACAGATTTATCCGTTACAATATCATCATAAATTCTCAAAAAATAATGAGGCCCTGTAGGTAATCCATCTGTTATCCCGCAGGCTTCTATTGTCATTTCACGAAGAGTTTTTCTACGTTTAAACAGTAACCCTTCGTCTTCAGACCATTTTGGACTATGGAGTTTAGGTTTATCGTAGCAAACATCATGCCATATTGCGTTAAGTCTTTTCCCGTCATCACTTTCACAATAAAGTTTTATTCGTCTTAAGAAGTCTTTAGCGAGAGAAATAGTATTTGAGAATATACC